AATGGGGGTTAGCGGAGCGGCAATGCTAGGGGGATATTCCCCATCTTTGAATATGATACCGGGGTTCGATCCATCAGCAACGGCAAATATGGGAATGGTGGAAGAAAGTCCATCATTCTCTTCTAATGTTCCAACAATGCCGGGGATGCCGGGGACACCAATACCACGTCCACTAGTGGAGACACTACATGCACCATTGGAGGCATTACCACAAGGACTATCAGTATTAGATTTAGCAAGACACGTTCCAGCACCAGCAGTAAAACATGCGCTTACTAGAAACTATTCTCAGATGATGAAACTGATAGATAAAAAACAAGGTAAAATCTAAATGGCAATACTAAAAAATACTCCGATTGGAATCAATCTGCCTATTCGCAGTGGAAACACCAGCGGATATTTTGACCAATCAACAGATACTTTCACGGCGTATCGTATGAATATCATCAATCTTATTCGTACTGCCCCCGGTGAAAGACGAATGAATCCATTATTTGGATGTAGTCTGTGGAATATTGTCTTTGAACCCAATGACGATTTCATACCAGAAAAAGTAAGAAAAGCTGTCACAGATGACATTAATCAATGGATTCCCGGCGTTTCCGTTGCATCAGTTGAAGTTAAATACTTCGAAGATGATAGAAGTACTGATCTAAGAGATATTTATAAACTGTATGTCGTAGTAAAATTTACAGTTGATGCAATCAATCAGTCGGATGTTGTTGAGATAATTCTCGATCCAAATAAAGTATAATTATGGCCAGTAATATTCAGAAAAGCTTTGCACCGAATTCCAAAGAAATTCGCTATCTTAACCGTGACTTTTCACAGTTGCGAGAGTCCCTGATCAATTTCTCTAAGACTTACTATCCGAATACCTACAAAGACTTTTCGGCGGCTAGTCCGGGGATGATGTTCATGGAGCAGGCGGCATATGTCGGAGATGTTCTAGGATATTACACCGATTATGCTTTCAAAGAAGGATTGATGCTTAGTGCCACTGAACGCAGAAACATCATAAGTCTTTGTAGTTACCTTGGTTATAAAGTAAAACCAAGTAGAGCCGCTCAGGGTGTGGTGGATCTTTTCCAAATTTGTCCGTCTGCCGACGATGGAAATGGAAACTATTATCCAGATCCAAATTATATGCTATTGATAAAAGAAAATACCCAGTTTTCTAGTAACGCCGGTTCGTATTACATCTTATCTCAAGGTGTAGATTTCACTATTAGTTCATCGGCATCTCAGCGTGTAGAAACAGTTTTCTCAAGAAATGCGGACGGAACTCCTGAGTTTTTCTTACTTGGAAAACAAGGACCAGTCAGTGCTGGACAACTCTATACCAAAGAAGTATCTGTATCCACACCATCATCATTTTATCAAATCCAATTGGAAGAGGACAATGTTCTTGGAATTATTGATGTGGTAGATTCGGATAATAATAAGTGGTATGAAGTGGATTATTTAGCTCAAGAGTTGGTTCCAGTTGCTATTCCAAATGATGCTGAATATGAAGGATCGCTGAATCAGTACAAGGATTCTGTGCCATATATTTTGAAGTTCCTCAAGACTTCTCGCCGATTCACAACAACGGTAGATGAGAACAACATTACTACACTTCAATTCGGAGCAGGTGTTAACGGAGTGGACGATGAGATTGTCACTTTTGATTCAAATCTTATAGGAACTGGATTGACTAACATGAACAATGTGAATGTTCCTCTCGATCCAAGTAACTTTTTGAAGAATGAAAACTATGGCATTGCTCCTTACAATACAACACTGACCATTCGCTATGCAGTTGGTGGGGGGTTGCAAAGCAATTGTCAGGCAGATGAGATTAGAAATATTGTTCAAGCGGTATTTGACAACTCATCCGAGGGATTGTTGCCAGAACAGATAGACTTACTTAATACTGTCAAAAACTCTTTGAGAGTAACTAACCCATCTCCTTGTGTTGGCGGAAAAGATGCGGAAACAGATGAAGAAATCAAAATGAACGCAATGGCGAATTTTGCGGCTCAGAGTAGAACGGTTACTCAGAACGATTATCTTGTCAGAGTGTATTCCATTCCTTCAAAATTTGGTTCAGTTGCCAAAGCACAAATCATTTCCGATACAAATTTGGAAGTCGGAATCAACAAAATTTTGGTTGGAACAGTAGATCAGAACAACATTGCAACGGTTGTAAACAATAGTAATAACAACTATTTTAGACAAGTGGCATATGATGTTACCAATCCGTTTGCAATCAATGTATATTTACTTTCATTTGATGCAAATAAGAAACTTGTCAGACCAAACTCGGCATTGATAACTAATTTGATTACACATCTCAAACAGTCCCGTATGATTACAGATGGTGTGAATGTCATTGATGGATATATCATCAACATTGCCGTGGATTTTACCATCATGGTGTATAAGGGATTCAACAAAAAAGATACGCTGTTGACTTGTATTCAGACTGTACAGGACTTTTTCAATATTGACAACTGGAACTTCTCTCAACCAATCAATTTGAGTCAATTGAATCTTGAGATTGCCAAAGTAGATGGAGTTCAATCGGTGGTGAGCGTGGATATTTACAACAAAACTGCTTTGGATGGCGATTATTCTCCCGTGGAATATGATATTTCCTCTGCGACTAAGAATGGAATCATTTATCCATCAGTAGATCCATCTATTTTTGAAGTCAAATATCCTGATTCTGACATCAAAGGATCGGTACTTTAATATGCACCATTATATCTACCCCTCAAAAGATACTTACATAACTAATCGTCCCGATTGGAATGTAAAAAACTTCGGCGTTGACGAAATCCTTCAAATAGGTTCGCAGAACAAACCCGCTAGGGTATTGAGTCAGACAACGGATTATGTTTATACAGACATGATTTTCAATAGTCAAGGGGTCAATCTTTTCACAGGTACTTTTTCGGGATCTTTTGGCGGAACAATTGCATTTGCGAATGGAACTATTTCCGGTAGTAATTTAGATTTTAGTGCATCGTATTTCTCAGGCTCCATTAACGGAGTATCACAAACTGGAAGTGGTGTTGTATCTGGAAGTCTGGTCAATTTGTATATCACCGGAGCAATAACCGCACCATATGTCATTGGATTGTTCATAGGTCAACTTACTGGTTCGGATGCATGTTTCACGGGCACTGGTTCGGGTATAGATACGAGAAATCAACCACAATGGACAACGACAAATGCTCAATATATTGACCGTTCACTTTTGAAATTTGATATGGATGCTATTTTCGCATCTATTGTAGATGGAACGATTTTAAATCCACAGTTTCATGTAAAACTCAAAGCGTGTAATGAGATTGATCTTCCAATTACTTACAAGATATATGCCTTGCCAATCAGTCGAAGTTGGAATATGGGAGACGGTTATCTTTCAGATGGTGGTTCGGATACTGGTGTAAGTTGGGTATATCGTGATAACAATGAAGGAACTGAGTGGTATGCTCCTACTAACACAGGAACCCGCCATTCAATTGATTATATCTCCAACCCTGCTCTTGCCACCGCATCTTTTGGATATGGTGGTGGAACGTGGTACACTTCAACGGTATGTTCGCAGAGTTTCCAATATCAATCATCTGATATTGATATGGATGTTACTACCATAGTCAATAGTTGGTTGAATGGAAGTATTCCTAATGAAGGATTGTTACTCGTAAGTTCAGATGAACTTCAACCGACCGGGTCTGGATTTACATTGAAGTTTTTCAGTCGTGATACAAATACTATTTACTCACCGTACTTGGATGTAATGTGGAGTGAAGTTTCTCACAGCGGATATATCACCGGCAGTCAATCTACCAGTAGTGTCGTTATTACGCTAATGTCTAGCGGAATTTCGGCATCTATTCAAAGTGGTTCGTCGTTGTATATTGCGGGGGGAGTTAGTGGAAGTTTCTCTGGAAGTGCTGTAATTACGATGGCTCCAAACTATATCACGGCATCAGGCCAGATTTTCGTCTATACACCGGGAGATGTTCAAGCAAATAACGTATGGTATGCTAATAATGGTTATCATTATGATTCTTGGAATACCGCTTGGCAATTAGATCCGAATCACGGTGGATTTTTGCCAAATACTGACATTCAATCAACAACTGCTCCACAGTTAGGAAGTCCTCCTGTGCGTGAGTTTAAGGGAAGTTTTACGGGTTCATTTAGTGGCACCGCATCATATGTGGACGGAACATTGTCTGGAAGTGGAGATTTTGTAGTAAGTTATCTGAGTGGATCTGTAGAAGGAACATCATCTATATTCTCGGGGTCTGTATCTAGTAGTTTAGTAGATGGATATATCAGCGGGTCTGCAAGTTCTGCGAATCAACTTGGATTATTTACGGGTCAGTTGTCCAGTTCTATTATCTATCTTAATGGAACTGGTTCTGGCACATATTTGGACTCAACTTTCAACTATTTTTCGGGGTTCATGGATAGCATGGGATTGGCTGGAAATATCAAAGGTATTCCAGTGTTCGGGCCTGTCCAAGGACTTGTTACCCAAGACGAGTTTCTTGTAACTGGTCCTTGTGGGAAATCGTTTAGTGCTTCTCTTGCAAAAGGTATATTCACAAATGGAATATTTAGCGGAAGTAGTTTCACAGCATATTATGTTGACCATAAGTTTGAAAATGCTCAATTGACAGGTTCTTGGAATGGGGCAGCGTTGCTTGGGGCAATAGTAACCATTCCGCTTCCATCGGTATTCGCCCCATATGCGTACGCTTATGTAAAAGGAACCTATGTCAGTGGTAAGGCACTTGGATTATACACCACAAGCGGTTCTACAAGCGCCAGTTTTGCCGGACAGTTCGTTGATGGAAATTTGATCGGTGGAGTATTGAATCTTCAATTGAGTGGAAGTGTCACTACGGCATCGTATTATTATACAAGTAGTGTTGAAATATCATCTAGTGTTTTTACGGCATTAGACTCAACAAGACCATTCACCATTGTTTTACAAAATGTCAATCCGATCTATAAAGCTGGTGATATTGCAAGGATCGGAGTATTTGGAAGAAAACAGTTCCCTCTTAAAACATTTGGAAAATCAACTCAACAAGTACAATACATTGTCCCAGAATACTTACCAACCTCATCTTTCTACGCATTAAAAGATAATGAGACTGACGAAATTGTGATGAATTTTGATAGTTATACCCAGATTGGATGTAGTTATCCAGAGGGCAACTATTTCGTGATTGACACGACATGTTTGCCACAGGATAGATACTATCGAGTTCTCATTCGTGTAGAGGATGCACAGTCAACCTATACGATTGATTGCGGTAAGACATTCAAGGTGACAAGGTAAGATTATGAGCGATTTTTCGCAAGACATACAAAACTTTCAGAGATATGGAACCTACATTTACAAGTTTGATAATGTAGGCAACATGACGTTTGATAGTTCATCCGCAAACTTCAATCAAGTGTATGTTGCGTTTCCTCTTTCAAATATTGTGTATAATAAATCGAAAATAGAAACGATGTATAATATTGCATTTGAAGAGTTTGTACCACAAACAATTGTTCAAACTACCGCTGCCGAGGATAATCTTCAACAGCAGTTAGATGTAATGGCGGGTGAAAATGCAACTTTGAAAACTCAGTTGGACTCCATTATTTCTCAAAGTGAAACCAATGGAAGTGCGGCAGACCAGATGGCAATCAAGCAAGTAATTTTAGACCTACGTAAAGCCGTAGGACAAGGACGAGTGGAGTCTGATTTTTCAGACACATTCCCATATACTCCGATCCGAAAGACAGAAGCATAAAT